CAGTCGAAGCAGCATTGAGCCACGCCTACCGCTTATCTTGTATGCGGATCGAGCCATTGAACAACACCGCACAAATTTGCCACTGGGTGGAGGATAAGGGCGTGAGCCGTGGCGGCGGACAAGGGATGACGCAACATGACTGGCACGCCAATAGCGCGATGATACGGGCGCGGGTGGAACGGCTGCTAAACCATTTGGAGCTTTGCGCCGTAGAAGCCCAATACGGCAGCAATTTAAGCCGTATCGTGGATTTGAGCAGCTACATCCTGGATCAGCAGCAAGGCATTCCCTTGTTGCTTTGTGATGCTCTGCTGTCTCATATTTTTTCAGGTAGCCCCAAGCAGATAGAGATACAAGACAGATTTGATATTGCCCGCGTAACGTTGTGGCGGAAAAAGAAACAGGTTGGAGGAATTGTGGCCGGACTGCTTGATAGCGCCATTTGCAAACTGGAACCGGAGTTTAGGCAAGCGGGGATTATTGGGTAGTTTGTGTTTGTGCTGATAGATTGTGTAAAAATATGTATAATTGTTCGGTAATATATTTCGAGTGATGGTAAACCTAAACAGGTAGATGGTTTATTCTAGGAGATGAAGATGAAAAAAACATTGTTGGTGGTGATATTGGCAGTAATATCTAGCATGGTGATGGCAAAATCAGAAGCAGAACAATTTGGATTGCAATATATAGAGACACCGCCGGGAACCAACTATAAAGTCTATGGAAGCGGCGAGTTCATGTTCATTGATGCTAGGGGCACGGGCAGATTTGCCTCAATGTCCATTTCAACAATCAAACAACAACAGCAAGCCGGGTATGCGATTATTCCCGCTCGAAATTTTGATGAGATGAATAGAAATGGACAATTCGCACAAACGTACTCCGTCGATTGTGGCACAAATGTTGTTTATGATGGCAATGGGCAGCCTAACAGGGTCAGCGAATTAAACCCGTTGCATCAGGCGGCATCAAATTTGGCTTGCCTAATTTTGGACACGGAATAAGTGATTATCTCTGAAGGTCCTACTGGTTGGATGTTTCTTGCTTTACACTTGACGGCATGAAACACTTTTGATACAATTATGCTATAGTTTGGAAATAGCTATATAAACCGCCCTATAAAGGCGGTTTTTGCGTTTTCAGACCGCCTGAATTTCAGGTTTCTAGCCGTGCCGTAATTGGCAAAAGGCAAAAGGGGCGGCGTAGCCGTTGAGGAAGATGCCGCGGACGCTTCCAAATCAAACTAGGGGTCGCGCCCTACATACGAGAGTGAGCCTTTAACAAAACGCGGCGCAAGTGAAACGCGTTTGCCCGGCCTAAATGGTTGTCATGCCAAGACAGACTATAAAGCGGTTCTTGCACATAGCCCCTGCCGTTATCGGTATGGGGCTATCCCTTTTATGTTGCTGTGTTTACACTCCTTGCCGTCTAAATTCTGATTAGGGTCGGAATCAGGCGGCTTTCTTTTTCTGAGAGGTTCGATATGAGCGAGAAAGAAAAACGCCCTATCGGGCGTCCGACAAAATACAAGCATGAATATGCTGAGCAGGCCTATAAATTATGCTTGCTTGGCGCAACAGATGCCGATATGGCTGATTTTTTTAATGTTGAAGTATCAACGCTTAATAATTGGAAGAACGAATTTCCCGAATTTTTGGAGTCCATAAAAAAGGGGAAGATGTTGGCGGATGCAAATGTCGCTGACCGCCTGTATCAGCGTGCTATGGGCTATGAAGCCCCTGATGTTGATATTCGCGTAGTAGAGGGTGAGATTATCGAAACGCCATTAACTAAGCATTACCCGCCAGATACGCCTGCTGCTATTTTCTGGCTTAAAAACCGACAGCGTTCAAAATGGCGCGATAAGGTTGATAATGAAGTTTCTGGAAGTATTTCAGTTCATACCGATGTGAAACTTTCCGATTTGTTCTTAAGCGATGAAGAATAAGCTACATCCCAAATTCAGACCACTAATCCAAAAGCACCGATACAAGAGTTTGCGCGGTGGGCGTGGTGGTATGAAGTCATGGGCGGTTGCAACTGTTCTGGTTGAGCTTGCCCGTAAAGGGTGCTTTCGCATTATGTGCGGCCGTGAGCTTCAAAACAGTATCAGTGATTCCGTAATCTCTTTGCTGTCAGATACGATAGATAGGGCAGGTTATACGCAGGAATTTGAAGTACAGCGTAACCGCATTATCCATCTATCGACAGGTTCGGAATTTCTCTTTTACGGCATCAAGAACAACCCGACAAAAATCAAATCCATTGAAGCGATTGATATATGCTGGATTGAAGAAGCGGAAAACGTTTCAGACGAAAGCTGGAATATCCTGATTCCGACTATCCGCAAAGAGGGTTCTGAAATTTGGCTGACGTGGAACCCGAAAAACATTCTTGATCCTACCTATCAGCGGTTTGTGATTAATCCGCCTGACGATATGGTTGATATTGTAGTCAACTATACGGACAACATCTATTTGCCTGATGTGCTACGTTTAGAGGCAGAATCGTGCCGTGAACGAGACTATGACCTTTACCGCCATATATGGCTAGGCGAGCCGGTAG